ATTTCGTTGTTTTCCAAACTCTTTTTCAAGGAAGAAAGTTCCTCTCGTAGTTCGGAAAGTTCGCTTTGCGGGTTAAACTTGGACTTGGCAATTTCTTGCTTTTCAATCTCAAGTTCCTTTGCGTAGCGGGCCTCAAATTCAGACTTAACCAAATCGTATGCTCGGCCTTCTTCTTTTTCTGCTCGGAAAGCCTCATAAGCCTTCTCAAGGTTAGAAGGAGAAAGGTCAAGAGTATCAACACCCTTTTCCGTTCTCATGTATTCAAGTTCTTCCATGTCGTCTTCTTCCTTCATGTAGTCGCCTTCTTCTTCTTCCGTGAATGCGCTATCCGCTTTCATTTCTTCTTCTTTAGAACCGTAGTCTTCCGACTCCATAGTTCCGGCTTCTTCCATCTTCATACCTTGTTCTTCGTCGGAATCATCCTTCAACAACACAGTATTTTTCAGTTCTGCCATTACATCATTAAATTCGGCTAATGCCTTTTCAATTTCACTCATTTTTTTGTCCTCCTTAATTATATTAAACTTGGCTTCGGGATTAATCCCTTCTTCACAAATTGTGATTTCATGCAATTCTAACTTATCAATTTCTTTATAACTCCCAATGTCGGGGTCATATTTATTGGCTTTGTTAATTGCCTGTCCTCCAATTGAGAAGGAACGAAGTTTTCCACGACGGACATCCCTCGCTACTTCCTTTGCCTTCTCAATATCATTTCTTAACTTTATCACTACAAAAAAACCTGTATCATCAACGCCTGTTTTTAGGACTTTACCTTTGGAATCTGTATAGTTGTCTAAGACCTCGCCCACTTGAACATTAGAGTGGGTAATCATCACATTTCGGAAACGGTCGTTTTTCATAAAACCGTCAGCCGCATCACGAATTGCGTTAAGAGTAATTTTATCGTTTTGCTTATCCACCACATCAACGGAGGCATAGCCAGCAATAACACACTCTTTGTTTTCCTTAAGAATGATAAACTCTCCACCATCGGTGGGTAGATTACCAAACATCGGAGTCTCCAACTGCATAGTAAATAGTAGGTTAGAAGACTATATAAATATTATCTAGTATCTGTTAGTTTGTTTTGCATTTTGTTATACTTATCTCCTCTAGCATCGTAAAGGCCCTCGTTAGATTCTTTTGGTGCGGGTTTAGTTTCATATCCAGTCCAAGCCAACCACATTTCTTTATCGTCCACGGGAAGGTATCTAATGTGAAGTTTTGAATCAATGTCCTTTCCTTTTAACATATACTCGTGATAACCATGTCGGTGTGCGCCCAACATAACCTTTCCTTTATCCATTAGAATATCATCTTGTGGGGTGGAGACTAACTTACAGGGGTATTTTCCTGCCTCTCCCAAAAAGTCATAGATGTTCTCTTTTGACTCTACATCTATTTCCCACACATTTTCAAAATCCTCGTGCTTCACGACAAAGTAAATTTTTTCATCCTTACTTAACCACATCAAGAAGTCCCCAACCTTCTTATCCATTTTATTAAGGGTTTGGTCGTCGTGATGAAACTTATCCTTTCCAACGATGCCGTATGCGTCCCCCATTTGCATGAGTCTCTTTTTCATTTTAATCATTCCGTTTTTATCACCAAACAAACGGTTAACTAAATTTGCATCGTGTTCCATCGCTCTTTTGTAGATGTTTTCAATACTAAGAGTCCCGTGGCGTTGTAAAATTTCTTGAACAAAGGACATAAACCTACCATTGTCCTTACCGTAGGCTCTCTTAATTTCCTTCTTCCACACTTCCATGTCGGGATATGCGTTCTTTGACATGAGATTCTTTTCCTTGAAGCCGTGAAAAATTAAACCATCCATGTTTAGTTCCAAGTCCATTTTTGCAATACCATGAATACCATCACTAATAACATAAGACTTTTTGAGAGCCTCTATGGTGTAGTCGGCTAAACTTTTCTTTCCATTCTTGGTCAGGAACTCTAATGTAACAAGTTTATCCGATTCCGTAACTTCGGGAATTTCGTGAAACTTAGCGTTGTAAAGACTATACCCCTTTTTGGCATTACCCATAACTTCGTCTACCTTCACACGAATAATTTTACCTTCTTCTACATCGGCCTTGGTATTTACTGTTTTACCAACCTCGGCGTAATACTCTCCGTTAAATTCCTTTGCCTTGGGGGTGTCCTCTTCTACCGGCCCAATACCAACTATATAGGTGTTGGATTTATTTTTATTAATTCTCTTTGATAGGACGATTACATCTAAATCAATAATTTTCTTCCACTTAATCCACTTTGGGTTTTTCTTCTTCCCAATGACATAGGAAGACTTTGCATCCTTGATAACTACGCCCTCGGAGGTCGGGTTATTCATAATTTCCATAGCGTATTCTTCAATCTCCTCGTAAGAGTCTGCTTCCCTAGTGTTATTTTTGTTAGGAAAAAGAACAATCTCATTTGTAAGGGCGGTAAATTCTGCAATTAGAATTTTTAATCGGTCTTCCATTTTTTCCATAGCCACAGATTCGTTGTCATAGGACATAATATCAAAGACATGAATTTTAATATCCCCCTCACCCTTTTCTTTTTTGTTGATATAGGCTAAAGTATCAGCACGAATTAGTGGTTCTTTGTCTTTGTATAGGACGGCCTCTCCGTCTAAAATACAATTCTTAACTTCCTTCTTTTTTAGGTAGTCCACACACTTTGGAAATTTTTCTGTAATGTCGTTTCCATTAAAGGAATAAATTTTTAAACTATTTCCGTCTTTGTGAATTTGAACTCTAAGCCCGTCGTATTTTTCTTGAACAATAAACTCTCCCGTCATTCCTTTAATTTCTCTTAAGTCGTCAATGTCAAAAATTCTATACATGGGTTTATTAGGGGTAATAAATTTAACCTTTTCTTCTTCCTTCATTAAGACGGGTTTTGATGTAAGGGAAGAGTATAACTGCTTTGTACTTATCCTGTTCTAGTAAGTTTCTCAACTCAACGACAAGTTTTTCCCATTCATAGTCATAGGCCTTTGGGTTTTCAATAGCCGTTAAATAGGTGGCCTTAACCCTGTTAGTCAAGGAGACCGTATTTTTATGAATAGAAAAGTTGTCGGAAAACATATTCCTCGCCCTCATGCTTCATCGGAGGGAACAAATGCGGCTTCTTCACTAACCTTCAAGGTGTGCTTATACCGGCGAAGTTTTTCAAGGGCGGTTTCCAAAGCGGCTTCTAAATCCTTATCTTGTGAATCCTCCGGAACCTCCATGTCTTCGGTTCGTGGCATTCCTCTATCCTCTTCTGTGCTTTTGTAAAATAAATGTTCGGGTAGAAGTTTATGTTCTCGGCTTTTCTTAACCTCTTGAATAGAACCAGCCTTTGCTTTAGCGGCCATGCTTTCAACATCCATTGGTTTGGGCTTAATTTGCTTGTAGGGGCGTTCCTCCCCGGTTTCTGCCATAATTCCCAAAGCATTGGTAATGATTGACTCCAACTCAACAAGTCGGGTCAAAAGCATTCTATTGTCTCGCAAATCGTCTTCCGGTTTCTCTCCTACCATACTCATAGTGTTCCCTCCAATTTTCCTACTAGTTCATCTAGTTCCGACCAGTCCATTTTAGCGATAGTGTCAGCCGTTGGAACTGGGCTAGCGGTTTGCATTGATGGGCGGGGGGTATGAATAACCATCCCCGACTTCATCAAATTCATACCTGAGTCTCTAACTTGTGTTTCTAAATTTTCAATTCTTGTAATTAACATCTTAATAATTTCTACTACTTCGTCCATTATTCTTCCTCCTCGTATACCATTCCGTATATTTCCTCGTATAGTGCCTCGTATCGCTTTCTTAGGTGGGCTAGTTTTTTAATCAGTTTGAGGTTTTCCTCATCCATACCCTCTAACTCTTCCTCTTCCGCTGAATCTACTACATCGGCCAATGTATTTATAAGTTTTGTTAGTTTAAGGTATTCCTCACCAAAGAACTTCGTAGGTTCTGCATCTTGGAGGTAGGTCTTTAGCCGTCGCCTTTCCTTTGAACTAAGTTCCCCCAAGTCCATTTTTTCTTCATCCTTGGGAATACCGGTGGTGTAGTCAAACTCCATGTCAATGTCCAGCGAGTTAACAACCTTTCTCTCCCTTGTTGAAAATATAGTAGGCGAGTGTTTAGACAAAATCGCAAGAACAATCCATTCTGCGTAGGTTTTGCTATTAGGGGCATCGTTCAGGGGAACATCTAACTCGTTTTCAACAAATTCTTCTTCCATAAAAATATCTGTAAAAATTTCAATACCAAAATCATATGAGGTTAAGATTCTATACAAATTATCTAAAACTCTTTTTCTAGGGATACGACCCAATGGAACAGCATTCATAATTCTAGTTTTTATCCTCGGCCAAGCAACCATAAAACGAGAGATGCTTGCCTCGCTTCCTTCTCCGGTGATAGGAAGTTCTCTATCCGAAAGGGCTTTAGCCGCCATCCCAATAAAATTAGCCAAGAAAAGAATCCTCCTATCGGGTTTAATATTGACCTTGATAGGTAAAACCTTTACCAAGGCGTTGTAAAACGATAGAAGGGTTTCAGTCATAACCCCACCGGAGAGTTCTTCTTGTAGTTTTTCAATATTAACCTGTAAAGAAGAACCCGACCTCCTAAACATACCTTGGTAAGACCTAGCGTTTTCGGGTCTATCAAATCTAACGAACCTGTTATTAGGACCAACTCTTAGAACATCACCGTCCCCACTTAATCTAAAATAGCCCTTTAATCGTTCAATAATTTTTGTAATATCTCCCTCGGATAGTAAATCCATAGAAGAAATAAATCTCTTCATATCTTCGTCTAACTCTACTTCGTTAGACTCTACTCCCGACTGAAATGCTTTAGCGGCTCTAATATACTTATTGATGTTTTGAGTAGTTAATTCTTTGGGGTCCTTATCCTTAATGTGTTGGATAACATATTGCTTTAGGTTAAAACTCTCCATCACCATTTAAACACCTCAAACCTGCTTCCATTTCTTACTCATTTTTGGCCCGCCTTGAACAAAGTCCGGAACGGTTGGGTTCTTTTCCCATTTTTCGGGAGGTGCTTCGGGAACACCTACGGCTAAATCTTTCTTGATTTGTTTCTTTTTATTGTCTAATTTATCTTTTATTTTTTTATTCATCTGTAAGCCTCCTAAAACGAGTTTCTGCTAATTCTGTTCCCTTGGTCGGAGTTTGCCCTAATTCGTGTCCAAAGGCTTTTTGCTTAATCATATAATAGAGTGAATCTTTACCACCGCCTTCTAAATAGGCCTTAAGTCCCGACTCATTTTGTTTTATTCGTCTTTTAAAGTCTTCAATAACTGTTGTTTTTATTGAGTTGGTATTAAAAATCTTTTCTAAGTTAGGTAGGTTTTCCTCTCGCCCTGAGGGATAAAAAACCCCGGAATCTAAATCTCCCGCTAAAGCACCTGTTATTTGAGAAGTATATCCGCCGTCATCTCCACGCCTGAAATGTGCGGTAATTGAAATTTGAAAATATTCTTGATATACATTGCCCATGTAACTTAAACTTAAGGCACTAACATTTTCCTTATCTGTGTCAGAGTAATTTCTCATAGTAGTGTTTAATAATTCTTCATATTCGTTAGATGAAATTAATATTTCCGAACCCGCAGG